GTAGAAATAAAGATTTTTCTTATAGAGATACTATGTATAGATTGCCACAAGTATCTCAAGATATACCTACATTTAGTAGAGAAGCAGACCAAGCTTACTTTAATAGAGAAAAAACAAATAAGTTAATATCTAATCTAGAATCTAGTATTTATTATAAAGAAGCACAACTTAATCAAGAAAGAAGTTACATGACTGATGCTACTGCTAGAAGATTAGAAAGAGAAATAGAAAAAGAAAGAAATCAAATAGCTGAATTAAGAGCAGGGGACATACCATTATTTAGTAGAGGTAGAAGAGATGCTACTAATGATAATACACAAGAAAATATACAGTTAAAAGAAGCAGTAAAAGAAGCAGAAGAGTTAGCTGAAAATACTGCCAGAGGTGGTATACCTACTTATAATACAAATGCTTCAGATACAGCTTTAAAAGCTGCATTAGATTTTAATAAAGATTTATCTTCAGAAGAACCTGGAGATATACCTACATTTTCTAGACCTGGATTTGATGGTGTAGATGCCAGTATTGTAGAAGGTATTAATAGAACTGGTAGTAAAACTAGCCCTAAAAATAGTATGGGTTATAGATTTATAGATGAAGTAAAAGATAATATTTCACCTAGACTAAAATATTTTTTCAATAACTTTAGAACTCAGTTTGTAGATAAATTAGATAAGATTGACCAGTTAATAGTTAAAGCATCTGAAGAAAACGAACAAGTCAGAAGAGCTAATAATACTGCTGATACAGCAACTTTAGCAGCATTAAGAATGGCTGATAGAGCAAGAGGTTTATTTCAAGGTATGCTTACTAAAGGATATATTGATTCTGTTATAGAAGGTGTGCCTGCATTATCAAATACCAAAGCTTTAAAAATATCTACAAAATATAATAAATTTTTAGAGGGCAATGTAAATACAGGTGGATTAATGCAAATTCTTGCACCTTTATATGATAGTCAAGTAGATAAAGAAAGTATCTTTAAATATTATGCTATGGCAAAAAGAACTCAAGGCTTTGATAAAAGAGGTAGAGTTGTAAAAAGTCCTATTAAAGAAAAAGATATAAAAAATATAGAAAAAATAGAACAACAATATCCAGAAGTAGTTGAGGTATATAACAACTATCAATTATGGAATAACAAATTAATTAAATTTGCTACTAAAAAAGGCATATTAAGTGAAACAAGAAGCATTAATGAACTTGCAGAAGATATATCAAAAATTACAAAAGAAGATGTAAAAGAATTAGAAAAACTTTCTTATGACGATTTAATGAATCGTGTACTAGAAATAAACAAAAAACTACCACTTCAAGAAAAAATAGAAACAAGAGGTACTGCACAGATATGGGAAGAAAATTCTGATTATTATCCTTTCTATAAAAAAATGGCAGATGAAAGTACAGCAGGTCCTAGAATAGCAAGTGGTTCTTTACCAAATAATCCTTTAGATATTAAATTAACAGGTTCAGAACAAGCTGTTGATGTAGATGTTATAGAAGCTATATCAAGAAACTCATTATCTATTCTTACAGCAGCACTTAAAAATGATGGTGTTTCTAAATTAATAAGAGATTTAGAAACATTAGATATGGCTAGACCAATTACCCCTAAAGAAGCAGGTAAATTAGATAGTATATTTGTTTTTGAAAATGGCATTAAAAAACATTATCAAGTAGAAAGCATTGAAACATTTGAAGCACTTACTGCAATAGGTGGTACTCCTACAGGTTTTTGGACAACATTAGTTGGAGCACCTGCTGGATTACTAAGAGATACAGTTACAAGAGACCCAGGATTTGTAGCTATTAATATTCTTAGAGATACTATGTCTACAATGGTTACATCTGGAGCTAACTATACTCCTGTTATAGATTCAGTAAAAAATATGTTTGCAGATATGCACGAATTAGAAAGATTTGGTGTATTAGGAGGATATGATTTTGCTAATGATGAAGGTTCTGTAAAAAGATATTTAAAAAGAACAATGCGTCAACAGGGTATGACAGAACAAAATGGTATGTCAGCCTCTGGAGCTTTCTTTAAATTATGGGATGGATTAGGAGCACTTACCACTAAATCTGATGGTGCAACTAGATTAGCTGTATATAATGCTGTATATAATAAATTAATATCAGAAGGTGCTACTGAATCACAAGCTCAATCAGAAGCAGCATATCAAGCTTTAGAAATAATTAACTTTGGAAGAAGAGGTCTTAATCCTGGATTTAGATTTATTACTGCAGCAATACCATTTCTAAATGCTAGAGTACAAGGTCTTGATGTTTTATGGAGAGGTAGTACAGGTAGATATTCAGCAGTTGAAAAGCTTGGCGATAATCAAACATTAAAAGACGTTCAAAGAAAAATACAAACTAATATGCTTACTAATGCCTCTATATTAATGGGTATAACATTAGCTTATTATTTGTACTATCACGATGACGAAGAATATAAAAATCTTAAAAGAGAAGTAAGAGATGATAATTGGGTATTTCCTGTATCTAAAGATTTAGCATTTAAAGTTCCAATTCCATTTGAGGTAGGATTATTATTTAAAGTTGTTCCTGAAAGAGTTTTTGATATGACTTTAGGAGATGATAGATTTACTAAAAAATCTTTGAATGAAGCTAAAGAAAGTATTACTAGAGGAGCTCAAACATCACTTAATATACCATTCTTTCAACCTGGTGGTGGCTTTCAAATATTAAAACCAGTAGCAGAAGCAATTAATAATAAAAATACATTTACAGGCACAGAAATAGTGCCCTACTATCAACAAAAGAAAGAGCCTGGACTACAATCTAGACCGACTACCAACTATCTAATTAAAAATATAGGAGAGTTTTTAAATATATCTCCATCTAAAGTAGAGCACGTTGTAAGAGGTTATACAGGTTCACTTGGAGCTCATGTATTAAATGTCGTAGATATGACCGCTAGAGGAGTCACAGGAGAGCCTATACTACCTTCTAATGTATCTTTAAATAAAATTCCTGTTCTGAACCGACTATTTACAGATATAGACAAATCAGGTGGTTATCAGCAACAGTTCTATGAATTAAGGAATGAAGTTGATAGGGCAGTACAGACTATGAACGCCCTTGAAAAGGCAGGTAGATATGATGAATTGTTAGCTTATAGAAGTAATGTAAGAGGACTGCTTGATATTAAGAATGAAGCTAGAAGAATCGACAGATATCTAACGAAATGGAGATTGCGAAGAGATGCAATTATGAACAATCCAAATATGTCTCTTACAGCTAAATCTGATGCGATAAGAGAGCTTGAATTAGAAAGAGATAAACGACTAGCCTTTGTTCCTGAAATGAGAAAGAGAGCGGACATTCCCTTTATCAACATGAATATCTTTTAACACCGCCATATCTTTTTCTTCTTTTAATGGTTTCAATGTAAAGAAGTCTTTATATTGAGGATGTTTGGCATGAAATAGACGAGCATAGAAACAGATGTAATCATTACTGATTTTAAATTCCCCCCCTCTTGTTTCTATCTCGTTGTGCCAACGAATACGATTTATGATTGCCCAATGTGAATACTTCTTTCTACCACTATTGATAGCCTCCAAAGTATACTCTTCAAACTTATTCCAAACTTGTGGGTTTTGTTTGTGCCAATCCCACCACTTTCTTTTTCGTTTATCTAACTTTTCTTGTAGTATATCTTTTAACATCTTTTTTCCTCCCGAAACCATTGACTGGTAAATATTTCTTTTTGCAGCCCATGGCTGCGTCAAAATATATTATTTACTGGTCTATTTTTTTTATCACCAAAACACATCTAGGATTGACCTTATCAATCCCACCAAATTTATAAATGACTTCTTTGATTTGCTCAAAGCTATCATCTTCTAACACTTCTGCTTTTACCAAAGCATCACAAGTAAACTTATCAATAATAGAACAAGGATTACTAACATCTAATCTCCTTTTACTCTTAGCGTAATATGTATAGGTCAAACGAACAGGAGTGTCATACTTAGGATAACTAATCCTAGAAACTAAATCTTCTGCATATATCTTTTTGGCATTTGCTAGTGTTCTATAATGAGCATTGCGATAGTTATTTAAGTTAAGAATAAACTTCTTGTTTTTGGTGTAGTAAACCTCTAATGGTAAATCAATCTTCATCTAATAAATTATTAACTTGTTCTAGTAATTCTTTCTCTGTTCCATAAGCATCTTCAAATCTTTTCTTATATGGATGTCTGCTAATAAAAGGTCTAAATCTTCCACCTTCTCTATGATGTCCAAAACATAATGGTAATACTTTATAATGTGCATTATCTTTTGTTTTGCCTTCTACATGATGAATTTCAGCAGGTGTTATACCCAATCCCATATTTCTACAAACAATACAACCTAGTTGACTTACTTTATCCATATGCCTAGATTCACTTGCTGTTGGGTTTCTTCCTTTTATCGCCATTCTTTTCTATCTTTCCAAATATTTTTTCTTCGTGTTTTATTTGCCTATAGTTCTTTTGCTTAAATATTCTATCGAAAGACTCGTTAAACTTATCTTTATCATAAGGTCTAGTTTTACTGCCTTTTCCTCCATGCCACTTAGTCACTTATACTCTACCCATCCTGTAGCTATATATTTTTCTCCACTTAAAGGTGGATTACCTCTATGTATATGAGTAAAGTAAGCAGGAAAAATTAACATCCTTCCTTTTTTTGGTTCAAACCTTACATTCTGATGCAGAAATTCAGTTTCTCCTCCATCCTCTACATCGTTTAAAAACAAAGACCATGCAAGAACTCTGTTTCTATGAAGAGAGCCTGTGTTTTCTGCATGCCATTGATGATAGCCTTCTCCTGTTAAAGTTTTTTGCACCTTTCCTTCAAACACAACTAAATTATCCACTAAACTAGGACAATATTTTTCAGCATAAATTTTTAAAATTACATCTTGCATGAATTTTGTAAAACCATGAACATGCAAATTAAATTTAGTTTCTTCAAGAGGTAGTGAACCTTCTGCACCAAAATTACCAAAACCTACAGCAGTATCAGATTTTTCTAAAGTATTTTTTGTGTCATATTGATTTCTTTGAAGAGCATGACCTCGTTGTTTCATTACCTCAAAATGATGCAAAAATTCTGCACAATTATCATCGTTAAAAAAATCATCAAATACTGCTATATGGTCTTTTCTTAAATTTATATTACCATGTATATCCCTTGCTTTATTATTCATGTTTATGCCTATTCTTAAATAATTTGTTTGCTTTTCTTTGAAAAGACCAAGCAAAAAAATCGTTAATTAAATTACTAAAAAATTTTCTTATCATCGTCTCCATCCCATATAAAACTTACTGTTGTCTTTCCATGACTGTCATACTGAATCTTCCATATCTTAAATGGACAAGCAT